ATCCAGTATTATCTGCGCTTTTGGCTTAGCAGCTGCCGCACCTCGCTCGCCGTATCGGCACTTAGAATTATGCGGTATTGCCCTAAATTTTTGACTTTTCAGATACACCCTAGGATTCCGGTATTTCCGCTGTAAGTTTTGTTTGGCGTTCCCTTGGCAGAGGGTACACCAAAATTCTCTTGTTCACCTTTTTTCTTCGTGAAGTGTGCAGCAGCGCTTCACCATTTTTTCGCTATCGTTATTACAGATTTCTGTTTACATTAAAGGAGGCTTTATGGAACAACTTACGATTGATACCGGCCTGCGCGAATACGCGGTCAATGGCGGGCCGGAGCACGGCGGCGGAGTGCTGCGCTTTAACCCCAGCGACCCCAATGTTTACAGCCGTTTTTGCACCCTGCAAAATCAGCTGCAAGAGCTGGAACAGCAGGTGCAGGCGCAAAGCCCCACCGGGACCGATGCCGTACAGCTGCTGGCCCAGGCGGATCAGCGCGCCAAGGGGCTGCTGGCGGAAGTATTTGGCCCCAGCAATGATTTTGACGCCATGCTGGGCGGCACCAATCTGCTGGCGGTTGCCGGCAACGGCGAGCGGGTCATCACCAATCTGTTTGCGGCATTGCAGCCCATTCTGGAAGCCGGTGCCCGTCAGTGCGCGGATGCCAAAGCCACGCTGGCCGTGCAGCAGGCCCAGGCAGCGCGCGCCGCGCGCGGGGTGCAGGTATGAGCAGCTGGCGGCTGCCCACCCGGCTGGAGGTTGGCGGAAAAACATATCCGATTCATTCGGATTACCGCGATATTCTGGATATTCTGCATCGGTTGAACGATGCCAGCGAGCCGGAATTCATCCGCTGGCGGGTGGCCCTGGCCCTATTTTATGAGGGCGATCTGCCGCGCAGCGACTATCCGGAGGCCATGCAGAAGCTGGCAGATTTTTTGAACTGCGGGCAAACGCTGCCCCGCTCCCCTGCCCCGCCGCTGTTGGACTGGGAACAGGACGCCCCGCTGATTGCCGCCGACATCAACAAAGCCGCCGGGTGCGAAGTGCGCGCCCTGCCTTATCTGCACTGGTGGACCTTTATGGCCTGGTTCAACAGCATTGGGGACGGCCAGCTGGCTACCCTGCTGCGGGTGCGCAGCAAGCTGCGCCACGGCCAAAAATTGCAGCCGTGGGAACAGGACTACTACCGCAAAAACAAAGCCATGGTTGACCTGCGCCCCCGCCTGAATCCGGCAGAGATAGCGGAACGCCAGCGGCTGCAGCGCCTGTTGGCCAATTAAGTCCTCATAAGGAGGTAGATGCTTTTGCCAAAATCCTATGCAGGCAGCCTTCAGGTTGCCCTGTCTACACAAACAACTACCCACACCGCGCAGCAGCCACTGAACGGCCTGCGCACTGCCCTGAAAAAAATAAGCCGCAGTGTAAGCGCTGCGTTTTCCGCCGTGCCGGTGGCAAAGTTTGAGCAGCAGACCGCCGTAGCAGCAGTCAGCGCCAACAAAGCCGCCAAAGCCCAGGCCAAACTTGCCAGTGGCACCACCAAAGCAGCCAAGGCCGCCAAACGCAGCGTTGCGGAATTTGATGAGCTGGACCGGCTGCAGGCTTCTCTTGCCGAAAGTGCCGGAGCTGCGGCGGCTTCCACCACCCGCAAAAGCAGCAGCGCTGCAACAATCAAAGCCGCAGATGCCGAACCGCCACAGTTAAGTCCGCCGGCTCTATTAAACCAGCAGCTGCAAAATTTCTGGGCTACATTACAGGCTGTACTTGCCCCCGCCGCCGCGCTGTGGGATGCAGCCTGGCAGCAGATGAAAACCGCTACCCTGACCGTTTGGCAGGATCTTTTGGGCGGCGTTCAGCTGACCTGGGCCGAGTACGGCCAGCCCATTGCCCAGAGTGCCGCCCTGGCGCTGGAAAACCTGCAAGGCATTTTTACCACCCTGTGGCAGAACGTTTTGCAGCCGATCCTTACTAACCTGATGCAGATTTTATCTACCCTCTGGTCCTCCCACCTCAAACCCCTGTGGGATGACATTCTTTTGCTGGTGGCAAGCGTTGCCAACTGCCTGCTGGACCTGTGGAACAACCTGTTGGCCCCGGTGGCCAAGTGGATCATCGCCACGTTCGGCCCCGCGTTTGCTGAGGTGTTCAACGCCATTGCGGACGTTGTTGGCGTGGCCGTTGGGGCTATTGCGGATGCCATCGATCTGGCCGTTGTTGTGCTGCGTGGGCTGACGGACTTTTTAAGCGCCGTGTTCCGCGGCAACTGGGATGCTGCCTGGCAGGCCATCGGCAACACGGTCAGCACCGTCTGGGACAAGATGACGAACGCCATCAAAAACGCCGTCAATGGCATCATCGGCTTCATCAACCGGATGATCTCCGCCGTTGTCACCGGCATCAATGCGGTCATCAACGCGCTGAACGGGTTGTCGTTCGACCTGCCGGACATATTCGGCGGCGGGCATGTCGGGTTTAATATCAGCACCCTGACCGCCCCGCAGATTCCCTACCTGGCGCAGGGTGCAGTCATTCCGGCCAACCGGGAGTTTTTGGCCGTGCTGGGCGACCAGAACCACGGCACCAACGTAGAAGCTCCGCTGGACACCATCAAGCAGGCTGTGGCCGAGGTCATGGAGGACCTGCAGGCAGGCCAGATGGCGGGCTTTGAAGCCGTGGTTTCCGTGCTGCGGGAGATCCTCTCCGCCGTGTACGGCATTGAACTGACCGACGAGGACGTAGGCCGCGCCGTACAGCGCTGGCAGCGCAAACAGCTGACTGCCACAGGAGGTGTGTAACGTGACCCTGACCAATCTGTTCCAGATCGATGGCAAATCCCTGTACGCACCGGACTGCGACATCGAACCGAGCTATTCCGACCTGGATTCCAGCGATTCCGGGCGCGATGAAGCCGGGTACATGCACCGCGAAGTGGTGCGGGAAAAGGTTTCCACCTGGCCCATCGCCTACAGCTGCCTGACGGATGACGAGTACAAGTACACCATTGGGCTGTTTGCAGGCAAGGCAACGTTTCAGTTCACCCATCCCAAAGCCGGCTCTTCCACCGAGACCGAAACCACCACCTGCTACTGCAGCAAATACGGCATCGCCTGGCACAATGCCAAGACGAAACAGTGGAAGAACCTTAAATTTAACATTATTGAATGCTGATTGAGAGTTAGAAGGTAGGAAGTAGGAGTTAATGCAGCCTTTAGGTTTCGTTCTGTAGGGAACGGTCTTGACCGTTCCAAAACTTTGCCACATATTCCGCAATGGGATTTGCCACAAGGCGACGGGCGCACACTGTGCGCTCCTACGGGATTGCGGCCCAATTTTCAACCCGTGCGCGCACGCGCACACCTTCCAACTCCTCACTCCTACCCCCTAACTAAAACCAAAGGAGGTGTGTATTTGTATCAACCAATCCTCACTCTCTCCAGCGGCACCGAGTTAAAGGGCGGCTCCCCCGGCAGCGCGATGAAGAGCCTTACCCTGCACACTGCGGTGAACGCCGGGCAGGAGTTCACCATCGGCTCTGCGTTCTCGGACTACATCGAAGCCGAAATCTGGGCGGACCCGGGCGGCAGCCTGCAAATTACCGCCGGGGACGCCCTGACCTATTACCGGCAGGATGATGCCGGGAACCGCACCAAGGTGGGCGTTTTCTATGCTGAAAAGCCCACCCGCACCAAGCGCAACAGCTACAAGGTCACGGCCTATGACACCATGTCCAAGCTGGATGCGGACTTTTCCGGCTGGCTGCGGGCCAATCAGTCGCAGTTCCCCAAGACCATCTGGCAGCTGGTTCAGCTGGCCTGCCAGCGGGCAGGGGTCACGCTTGCCAGCAGCAGCCTGCCCATCAATGGCAGCTACAGCGTGCAGGCGTTCTATGCAGACGACCTGACCTGCCGCCAAATCATCTCCTGGGCGGCGGAAGCAGCTGGCTGCTATGCCCACATGAACGCAGACGGCAAGCTGCAATTCCTGACCTACACCGACAAGCGCAGCACTGCTAAAATCACCCCGGACGGCGCCAGCAGCAGCACCGCCTACTATGCTGACAGCCTGAGCTACGAGGACTACACCGTCAAGGCCATTGAGAAAGTCCAGATTCGGCAGTCGGACAGTGACGTGGGGGTGATTTACCCCGACAGCACCACTGCCACCAACACCTATGCAGTGCAGGGCAACCTGCTGCTGACAACCGGCACCGAAGCCAACCTGAAAACCATCGCCCAAAACCTGTACAACGTGCTGAAAAACGTGACCTACACACCCTGCAAAGTGGCCGTGCCCAGTGGTTCCGGCCTTGCCTGCGGGCAGATCGTACACGTTAAGGACGCACGCGGGCGGGAGTTCGACACCTACCTGATGAGCGCCACAATCTCTTCCGGCAAGGCCAGCTTTGAGAGCGTGGGCAGCGCCAGCCGGGAAAGTTCCAGCGCCGTAAACAGCCAGAGCTACAAGAACCTGACCGGCAAAATACTGGAGATCAAGACCAGCGTGAACGGCCTGGAAGTAAAGGCCAGCGACCTGACCGGCAAGTACACCGACCTGAAAGCAACGGTGGACGGGCTCTCCTCTGAGGTGAAAAAAGACACCAAAATCACCGGCGGCGGCAACCTGATCCTGGGCAGTGAGAGCTTCAAGAATGCCACCTATGACGGCAGTGAAAGCGGCGTGGCGTATGGCGATGACGGCAGTGCAACAATTACCAATGCGAACACCAACCGGTATTTTATTTTCAATACCGTTGGCGCTCGCATTACCAAAGGCGTTACCCTGTGCCTGTCCGTCATGTACAAACCAATTTCCGGCACCGACGGGTTGTGCCTGAGCCTTACGTTTGACGGCGATAATGGAACCTCTTACTTTTTCAGCATAAAAACCGAAAGCCAGCTTGAAATTGAGCAGACAGACGGCTGGGTGCTGCGGTATGGCACATGGACACCCAGCAACACCGGTATTCTGAAAACGGTCGAGCTTGGCTGCGGCAGCATAAGGGCGGGGTTTGGGGACAACTGCACCAACAAGTTTTCGCTACTGCACCCCATGCTGCAATACGGCAATGCGCCGACCGCGTGGAACGTCAGCAGCGGCGACTACCTGACGCAGGAAAGCGCAAAAAGCCTGTTTTCGCAGACCGCTGACGAGATTAAGACCGAAGTCACCAAGTCCGTGACGGAATCTGTGACGGAAACGGTAAAGGATACCGCCACCAGTGCTGCCAATGATGCCGTTGACAGCAAGATGCAGGACTACGCCACCACAGCAACGGTGAACAGCCTGAAAGAAGATGTTTCCAGCATCAGTCAAAAGGCGGATAACATCAGCTCAACTGTCAGCAGCCTACAGGAAACCACCACGACCATTTCGGATGACCTAGACAGCACGAAACAGGAGTTCAAGACGGTCAAAGAATCGGTATCTGCGATTGACCAGAAAGCCGACAGTATCACCCAGACGGTAACGCAGCGGATCACCGGCGGCAACAACATTATTACCGGCACCGATGACTGGAACAATGCGACCCTGGATGCAGGCGGCAATGACCTGAGCAAAAAAGGGACATACACGATCAGCGGTGAATCCGTCCGAGTGACCAATAAGGCCCAGAACACCCGGTTCCACTTTGGAGCGGATAAGTCACTGATGATTGCCAAGGGCATGACCTATTGTGCATCCGTGCTGTACAAGCTCAACTCCGGCACGGACAGCCTGTTTTTGCAGTTCGAAACCAAATCTTCCAGTGGCACAAAAAGCTATTACGGCTCCGCGTTCAAGCAGGCCCAGCAGGATATTGCGCTGGATAACGGCTGGAAAATGCGGTATGCAGCTTTTGTTGCCACTGCGGACGGCTATGCAGACGGTCTGTTCGTCAGCTCTGCAAATGACGGCACCACCGTTACCAATAATCTGACCATCATGCACCCGATGGTGCAGATGGGCAACGCACCCACCGCCTGGACGGCCAGCACCGGCGATTATCTAACCACCAGCGAGACCAAAACTGAGATCAAACAGACGTTTGACACCATCAAGCTGACGGCCAGCACCAGCGGCACATCCAGCACCATCAAGCTGACGGCAGGTGGAACAGAGATCACCAGCGCACAGATCAATCTATCCGGCGTGGTCACTTTTTCGGATTTGAGCACTTGGAACCAGGACAAGACGATTATCAACGGCGGAAACATTACGACCGGGCAGATTCACAATAAGGTGGGCACAACCACTTATGACCTGGACAATGCCTGGATTCGTATGGGCAAAGATGCCGGCACCCGCGTGGACATTGATACCGGGCGCATCCGCTGGTACTGGGAAAACAACCTGACCGGTGTGTTAAGCAGCCGGTACGGCAAATCTTATATTGGCGATAACTCCCGCTACACGTTTTTAGGCTGGTTCTCCACCGGTGACCCCAGCTTTGATTATTCCACCGGCGGAGCCACCAGCGAGTTTGTGGGTATTGCCATTGACCAGGTGGATAAGGTCATCCACTGCAACGCCAGCAAGTTTGAAATTCCCGGCAGAATTGAATGCGGTTCTTTGAGCGTGAACGGGAGGGAGATTTAATGCAGAAATTCATGCAGATTTTGGCCACGTTGGCTTTGCTGTTGGTGCTTGCATTGGTCATCCCGCTTACGCTGGCAGCCTGCGGCGGCACGCGAACCGAAGATACAAGCTATCCGCGCCCGGAATATTCCGGCTCCCCGATGGCAGAAAGGGTGATGAAATGACCACAACCGCAAAAATTGAAGAGCTCCAAAAATCCGTCATCAACGCCATCAACAACAGCTGCCTGCACCCCGCTGTGGTGCGGCTGGTGCTGCTGAACGTGATCTCGATGGTGGAAGCCAGCGAGAGAGAGGTAAACAAAAGAGAAAAAGAGACCGAATCCTGAAAATCCGTTTTTTGTTCCCGCATAATCCACACAAAATATAACATATAAAAACAAGGCACCGGGCCAATTACAGGTTCGGTGCCTTGTAGTATTTATGGTGTCAGGATGCCGATCAATCTGTCATCGGCTGATGGTCCGTGATGGTGTGCTCCTGCTGGTACTTGAGCGCAGCAGCGATAAAGCCCTTGAACAGGGGATGTGCGCGGTTGGGGCGGCTCTTGAATTCGGGGTGGAACTGTACGCCCACATGGAAATCACGGCCGGGCAGCTCAACAGCTTCCACTAGGCGGCCATCCGGGCTGGTACCGGAGATCACAAGGCCGTGGTTCTGCATCTCTGCACGGTAGTCGTTGTTGAACTCATAGCGGTGGCGGTGGCGTTCGTCAATTTCTTCTTTGCCATAGCACTCACGCAGCTTGGTGCCCTCGGCGGTAATGCAGGGGTACTTGCCCAGGCGCATGGTGCCGCCCTTCGGGATGTTCCCCTGCTGGTCCGGCATCAGAGCAATAACATTGTGCTCGCCGTCCGGCGTAAACTCGCTGGAGTTGGCATCGGCATAGCCCAGCACATCGCGGGCATACTCCATAACCATGATCTGCATACCCAAGCAGATGCCAAAGTACGGGATGTTCTGTTCCCGTGCATAGCGGGCGGCCTGGATCATGCCCTCAATGCCGCGGTCGCCAAAGCCGCCGGGCAGGATGATGCCATCCACACCGGAAAGCTCTTCAGCGCAGCGCTCCTGATCCAGCAGGTTTTCGCTGTCTACCCAGTGGATCTCTACTTTGGACTCATTCTCAAAGCCGGCGTGATACAGGGACTCCATTACACTCAGGTATGCGTCATGCAGCTTGACATATTTGCCAACCAGGGCAATGGTGCAGGTCTTGCTGCGGGTGGCAATGCGGGAGATCAGCTCTTTCCACTCGGTCAGGTCGCTGGCCGGAGTTTCCAAGTGCAGCTGACGGCAAACAACGTTGGTCAGGCCGGCAGCTTCCAGCATCAGCGGGCACTCGTACAGGCTGGGCATGGTCAGGTTTTCAATCACGCAATCAGGGCGCACATTGCAGAACATGCTGATCTTGCGCTTGATATCGCTGCCAACGCGGCCATCGGCACGCAGCACGATGACGTTGGGGGCGATGCCCATGCCCTGCAGTTCCTTGCAGGAATGCTGGGCGGGCTTGGATTTATATTCGTCCGAGCCGGAAATATAGGGCACTAGAACCACATGGATGTAGCAGCAGTTTTCCATGCCCTGCTCAATGCCAACCTGGCGGATGGCCTCCAGGAAAGGCTGGCTCTCAATATCACCGGTGGTACCGCCGATTTCGGTGATGACAACATCGGCTTCGGTGCTTTTGGCAAGATTGTAGATATAGCTCTTGATTTCGTTGGTAATGTGGGGAATGATCTGCACCGTCTGGCCCAGATAAGCGCCCTGGCGTTCCTTGTTCAGCACGTTCCAATAGACCTTGCCCGTCGTCAGGTTCGAGTACTTGTTCAGGTTTTCATCAATAAAGCGCTCATAATGACCCAGATCCAGGTCGGTTTCGGTTCCGTCATCCGTCACGAACACCTCGCCGTGCTGTAGCGGGCTCATGGTGCCGGGATCCACGTTGATATAAGGATCCAGCTTTTGAGAAGCCACCTTCAGGCCGCGGGTTTTCAGCAAACGGCCCAGGCTGGCTGCTGTGATGCCCTTGCCCAAGCCGGAGACCACGCCGCCAGTAACAAAAACGTACTTTGTCGCCATATATACCATCCTCTCCACAACTACCACAAATAAATGGACGCTTTATTATACATCACTTTTATTTCCAAAAGCAAGAGTCTTTTTTCCTGTTTGGTGCAAATTCTCTTGCGCACCATCGTACAATCCCCTATAATAAATAAGATAGTATTTAAGGCAACACCGCACAATTCCCGCCTGACGGCTTAAGCACCGCTCCGGCGGCTGCGGCACGGCATCTGCGTTG